TTAGCAAACTTAAGAAAGAACTTGATAAGTGGTTTAGTCTTTACATTAGACTTAGAGATGCTACATCAGAAGGAGCAGTAATTTGTATAACTTGTGGATGTGTTAAAAATTATAAGCAAGGTATGCAAAACGGACATTTTCAAAGTAGAAGTCATTTAGCTACAAGATTTGATGAACAAAACTGTCAGCCACAATGTGTAGGTTGTAATATGTTTAAACAAGGAGAACAATATAAATTTTCAATAGCATTAGACTCAAAGTATGGAGAAGGTACTGCACAAGAGTTAGAGTTTAAAGCAAGACAAATAACTAAGTTTACTAGAGCTGACTATGAAGAAAAGATAACTTATTACAAATCAACTGTTAAAAACTTAAAAGAAGAAAAAGGAATTGAATAAAATATTATGATATATTTGAAGAATGATAGAACTTATTTACTCAAGTCAAGAACACAAAGCTTTAATAGATCTTTATATTAATATGTGTAAAGAGTTTGCAAAAGACGTCAGTAGTAAAACTAAGTACAATAATTACAAAGATGTATTAAAAATTATATTAGAATATCATAATGGTTATGGTAGTGGAGTTGAAGAAAACAACTTTTATGATTGGCTTATGATAATACCAATTAACTTATCAGTAGCTACAAATGCTTTCTTTGCTGGAGTTGAGACTAAACGTAACAGAGCAGTAATAAGAACGTATAAGGTAGTCCTTGAAGAAATACTACAAGAGACAGTAGATAAAATAAGTTTATTAGAAACTACAAATGAATAAGATATATCTTGAAATAGCTAAACTAACTGATAAGTTTAGAACTATGTCTTACAGATTAACGACAGATGAAAACAAGATAAATGAAGCAGTACAAGAATTGATGTTATATCTACTTCAAGCTAATCCACAAGTAATTAAAAAAATATATGAAAGTGATGGTATAGATGGGTTAACAAGATACGGAGCAGTAGCACTAAGAAGGGCATTGACAAGTAAGAGAAGTAATTTTTATTATAAGTATGAAAAGTATTATACACGTATTGATAGCTTTACTAACAATGTTAGCGTCTCTAGTAATCATCTTGACTATGGAAATGATAATAGTTATTATAAGAGTCTATCAAACATTCCTAATGCAGAAGTAGACAATGCTCAATTACATAAATTAGAAATAATAGATAAAGAGTTAGACAAGCTAGAAAATTGGTACGACAGAGAATTATTTAAGTTATATTACTATGAGGGCAATACATTAGACTCACTAGCTAAAAAGACTAAGATAAGTAGAAATAGCTTATTTACAACAATAGACAAAGTAAGAACAATACTAAAAAATGAATTAAATGAAGATGTATGATCCTGTAAAGAATGATAGTTTTGTAATGATGTTTGGCTTTAGACATCCTGATTGGAGAAAGAAATGAATAGGTTCTTTGTAGAGAATGAAGTCTATGAAGATAGGATAGAAATCTGTAAAGGATGTGCTTACTATTATAAGCCAACAGGTAGTTGTAAAATTTGTATGTGCTTTATGAAAATCAAGGCACGTATAGCTAACCAACATTGTCCTCAAAAGTATTGGGATAAAACGTCTGAAGTTATGAAAGCACCTGATGACTTACCACAAGAAATAATAGATGCTATATTAAATATGTGGGAAGACTTAAAGACAGGCAGAGCAAAGAACGTACAAGCTAAAAAGAAAATGATAGAGACTTACAATACAATATACAATACAAACTATCAAACTAATACTAATTGTGGTTCTTGTATATCAACTTGCTTTGATGGTATAAAGAAACTATATAAAAAATACAGCCAATGAGTTACTTAGCACACCTAAAAAGAAATAAGATGCACTACTCAAGTAGATGGGTAGTGAAATACAATGAAGACTTAGTAAAAGAAGTAAAGCTTATATACTCTCCTGAAGAATATAGAAAGTTTACTGATGCTAAACCTTTACACACACAAGACGGACTAATTAAAATACTAGAAAATGACAAAGAAAGAAGGAATCAATCCTAAGATGTTAATGAGCAAAGAAGAACTAGGAATACCTGACTATTACGTTGGTAAGGTTTTTGGATATGAAGCACGTAGAGTAGTAGAAGACTTTGATCTAAGCTACAATATGGCAACAGCTGTAAGTTATCTATTACGAGCTAAGAACAAACATAGTGATGGTGGCATACAAGATATAAGAAAAGCTATAAATCACTTACACTTTGAACTAGATAAACTACAATGACATTATATAGTTGCAAATGTGGTAACACACAAGAAATAGGTAAACAGACTATTAGATATAGAGACAATGGCTGGAGAACAATAGAAGCTAGATGTGAATGTGGTCTATGGATGGATAGTAAACCAGAAGAAGGTATGCCTACAATTAAACGTACAGAACCATCACTAACTAAGAGAAGGAATAAACTATGGGAAGGTGCTAAAGAAAAGCTAGTAGGAGAAAGAGGTATCAATGAATCATTTGATTAATGAAGTACGTCATAAACAATAGTGAAGACAAGCAAAAGTTATTTGACTATCTAAAAGAATTAGGTAATGACTATATTGTAGATGTTAAGAAACAAAAAAATAATAGAAGCAAAATGCAGAACAATTACTATTGGGCTTGTATAGTACAACCATTAGCATCAGAGCTAGGTTACTTTCCTGATGAAATGCACGATACACTTAAAATAAAGTTTGCTAGTGAATGGCAAAGTATAGATATAAACGAAAGACAAATAGGATTACAAGTAGTAAACAGTACAGCAAGAATGAATACTAAAGACTTTGAAGTATATGCAGATCAAATAAGGATATGGGCTTTATATGAATTAGGAATTAAATTAATGTTACCAAATGAATATAACTAACGAAGATAATATGGAGTTAATGTCAAGGTATGAAGATAATCACTTTGACTTAGCAATAGTAGACCCACCTTATAAAAAAGATGTAGCAGGACTAAAAGCGGGATTTAATAGAAGTGAATTTAATTATGCAGCACTAAGCACACCACCAACAAAAGACTATTTAAAAGAATTGTTTAGAGTAAGTAAGAACCAAATAATGTGGGGTTTTAATTATTATTTAGAATTGTTACCTAATACAGACAGTGTTATTTTTTGGAATAAACATCAGAACGGACATTTTTCTGAAGGAGAATTAGCTTGGTCTTCTATTGGGAAAACAAGAGTTTACGATAGACCATATCAAAAAGATATAGGAAATAAAATACACCCAACACAAAAACCTTATCAGTTATATGAATGGTTATTAATTAATTACGCAAAAGAAGGAGATAAAATATTAGATACGCACTTAGGTAGTGGTAGTATTGCAATAGCTTGTCATAACTTAGGATATGACTTAACAGCTTGTGAATTAGATAAAGAATATTTTGAAACAGCTATGAAAAGATTAGAACAACATACATCTCAATTAAGAATATGTTAAATAAAAACAAACTATTTCTATTATATTATAAAGATTAGATAACTGAATTAAACTGAATAAAATGGACGGAAGAAGAAACAATAAAGGAACTAAAGGAAACAAAGGTGGAAGACCAAGTAGGTCAGATGAACAAAAGCTTATAGAGAATCTAACACCTATGAATAGTCTAGCACTAGACTCATTACAACAAGGATTAGAAAAGAAAGAACAATGGGCAGTTAAGTTATTCTTTGAATACTTCTATGGTAAACCACAACAAAGAGTTGATGTAACGACTAATGAAGAAAGTTTAAATATGCCTATTATTAACTTTGTAGAAACTGAACCTGTTATTAAACTTACAGGAATTGATACTGAATAAGAAATACGAAGAACTATTTTCATCTAAAGCTAGATACTACATTATCACAGGTGGTAGAGGATCAGGTAAGTCATTTGCTGTTACAGTCTTTCTTACACTACTAACAATGACAGAAGGCATTAGAGTATTGTTTACACGTTTTACAATGGTATCAGCTCACTTGTCAATCATTCCTGAGTTCTTAGAAAAAATAATACTATTAGGATATGAGAATACCTTTAGTGTAAATAAAGCAGAGGTAGTCAATCTAAAGAATAAATCAGACATACTATTTAGAGGTATCAAGACATCAGCTGGTAATCAGACTGCTTCATTAAAATCTATTCAAGGTGTATCTTGTTTCGTATTAGACGAAGCAGAAGAACTTATTGATGAAGATATATTTGATACAATAGACTTAAGTATTAGAGAAAAGAATATACAGAATAGAATCATACTTATACTTAATCCTGTTACTAAAGAGCATTGGATATATAAAAGGTTTTTTGAAGACAAAGGAGTTGAAGCTGGATATAATGGTTTTAAAGACAATGTATGCTATATACATAGTACATACGAGGATAACAGAGAAAACCTCTCAGAAAGCTTCCTAGAGCGTATTAAGACTATAAAGCACAATAACTTTAAGAAGTATCAACATAAAATTCTTGGAGGTTGGTTAGACAGAGCAGATGGTGTAGTATTTGATAATTGGAGTATAGGAGAATTTAATCCTGATAACTTACAGACTTCTTGTGGTATGGACTTTGGATTCTCAGTAGATCCTGATTCATTGACTGAAGTAGCAATAGACAAAAAGAAACAAAGGATATATCTTAAGGAACATATATACAAGAATGGTTTAAAGTCAAATGAACTAGCACAGATAATACTAGACAAGGTAGGTCAGAAGCTTATCATAGCAGATTCAGCAGAGCCAAGACTAATAGCAGACTTAAAGCATTTAGGAGTAAACATTAAACCTGTTAAGAAAGGAACTATTGAAAGTGGTATAACACGTATGCAAGACTATCACTTAGTAATAACACCTGAATCAACTAACATAGCTAAAGAGCTAAATAATTATATATACAGCGACAAGGGTTCTAAATTATATCACGATTCATACAACCACGCAATAGACGGAATAAGGTATAACGTAATCTACCATTTAGACAATCCTAATGCTGGAAGATATTATGTTCAATAAAAAAAGGGAAGCACAATGCCTCCCCTAATTATTAACTAAAACTTGGCAAATATAACATTTTAAACTAAATATCAACAATTTCTATTATATAGTATATGAAGGTAAAGATTAAGAAGAAGGGAAAAGTAAAAGAGTTCAAGTTAATTAACAAGTGGGAAGACGTAACATTAGAGAAGTGGATAAAACTTGTTGATTATCATAAACTTAGTAAAAGTGAAGAAGCTTTAGAAACTATAAAAGCATTATCTAACATTCCTAAGAAGTTAATAAAGGAATTAGAATTAAAAGATATAGCTATTATAATGGGTAAAATTTCTGAGCTACAACAGAAGCAAAATAGTTCTTTAAAAAGGATAATTGAAATAGATGGTAAGAGATATGGTTTCCATCCTGACTTAGACTCAATCACATTAGGAGAATGGTCAGACTTAGAAACTATGATAAAGAATGATGTTGAGAAGAATCTACCTGAAGTTATGGCTATACTATATAGACCGATAGTAGAAGAACAGAATGACATCTATACAATTAAAGCGTATGATGGAGATATAAGCATACGAGCCGAACAGATGAAGAAGATGTCAGCTGAACAAGTGCAAAGTGCATTGGTTTTTTTTTACACTTTAGGCAACGAATTGTTACTGACTTTGCCATCATTTTTGACGGAACGGCTGAAGGAAATAAAGCAGCAGTTGCAAGCGAGTCCTTCGCAGAAAAGTGGGGGTACTTTGGAATAATGTATAGATTGTGTAATGCAGATATTTCAAAACTAGAACAAATAACAAAGCTTAACCTATTAGAAGCATTTACTTGGTTAAGTTATGAAACAGACTTAGAGTCGCAAAATAAAGTAAAATATGGCAGTAAGCAATAAGACATACAATAACGTAATAAACACTCTATGTAGATTAGGAGAGTATCATCAACAAATATCTACTGTATCAGTTGGTGACATCTATGACATTAACTTAGAGAAGATGGAAAAGTTTCCATTATTACACATCAATCCTTTAAACGTAGCAACAGGAGATAGTGAGTTAGTATATAACTTTCAAATCTTTATTATGGATATGGTAAGCGAAAAGAATGATTGGAAGACTAAACAACAAACACAGCTTACAAAATTAGTAAACACTAAGAACAATGAGCAAGAGGTTTGGAATCAGACTTTAGAAATAGCTACTGACTTTATAGGTATGCTAAGACATAGTTCAAGACAATCACTTGAAGGAGTTAATGATATTAATGCACCTATATACTTTACACAAGATCAATTTACAATAGAACCATTTCAAGAAAGGTTTGACAATCTTTGTTGTGGCTGGGTATTTCAGATAGGAGTTAAAGTAATGAATGACTTTGATACTTGTAATATACCTGTATTAAATCAAGGTGCTGGTTACTAATGATTGAGATACTAAAGAGATTAAATGAGATAAAGATAGGCAAAGTAATAATAAAAATAATACCACCAACAATAACAATTAAAATATAGAATATGGCAGATTTAACAACAACAATTCAAGAATCAGTAACCTTAAATGGTTCACTAAGGGGTTCTACTAACTCAGTAACTACGACAGGTATTAATGATGTATTTGAACGTATATTAACTTGTACCCATTCTCAAACAACAACAGTAGTAGTTTTCAATTCAACTTCACACGGAGCAGCAGGAGCTTTAGATGTAGAAAACTGTAAGTATTTAAGAATAACAAATTTAAGTACAGACCAAGATATGAAAGTAGCTTTAGTAACTGCTAGTACTAATTATCAAGTAACAGTAAGAGCAGGAGGTTCTCATATATTATTTCAAGCAGAAGAAGCACTTATAGGAGAAGAAGATGCGTCTCCAGCGTTTACTACTTTAAAAGATATTGTAACTGTACAAGTGAGACCTTCAGCAACAACTGATGTGCAAGTAGAAGTATTTGCAGGATTAGTATAATGAAAACTGACAATATAGAAAGGTACTTAAATAGCTTTGGTAAGCAAGTAGTCAATAGATCTAAGGGTAATCTACAAAAAGCAAAAGGTGGAGGAACAAACTTAGAAAATTCTATTAGCTTTAAAGTAGTTACTGATGCTGATGGTTTCTCAGTACAATTCTATATGGATAGTTATGGTACATTTGTAGATAAAGGTGTATCAGGTAATAAACAAAAAAGAACTTTTAAAGACTATACAGGACAGACAATATCTAGTCCTTATAAGTACACTAACAAGCAACCACCTCCAGGAATATTAGCTAAATGGATAAAGAAGAAAGGAATTAAAGGTAGAGATAAAAAGACAGGTAGGTTTATTAGTAATATGTCTTTAGCTTTTATAATGGGTAGAGCAATAAAGAGAGACGGAATACAAGGTATAAGTTTCTTTCAAAAACCATTAGGATTAGGTTTAAAGCAATTTGGTAAAGACTTATTAGGTAGTTTAAAAGAAGATATAATAGAAGGATTAATAACAGTAAAATAATGGCATTATATATAACACAAAAACCTTTATATGGAGATGTAAACAATGGAGCAATTCCTGTTGGACAACAAGTTGTATTTTCAGTAGAGGATGCGTTTCAAGTACAAAATAGATACAATGTAAAATATGTAGCAGAAGTTCATATAGGTACAAATCCTATAAACCTTTCAGTTGCTACTCAGCTTGTAGCATCTTTTAAAACAACTCCTAACAATGCAGGTGTAGGTATATTTGATTTACAATCTATATTAGAAGGATATGTTAGCTCAGATAATTTAGGTTCAACGTCAGGAAATGGTAGTACATACAAGGGGGTTACATATACTAATAGTAAATCACATCCAATACATTTAATTGACAAATATGCAAGGACTGATAATTCGGTTAAATACTTTGCAATACAATTTACTGTTGAAGGATCTACTACTCCTACGAGTTCTGTACAACAATTAGGAAATGCAGTTAATTCAGCACAATATATAATGTTTAATGGAGTATTGCAATATGATAACTACTTAACACAGACAGGTGCAGATTATGGTTATAATCTAAAAAAGAATCTATTATACACAGCTAAATCTACTTCAGCTGCTAAATTCCTTACTAATGCACCAACTACTTTATATGCTAATGTTAATGATTATGGTACACTATCTTTTTTAAACTTTCTTCCTACATCAACTGATAGAATAAAACAAATCAATTTAGTATATTATAAAAATGATGGTACTACAAGTTCAGAAATTGTTACGCAAACTTATACAAATGGAGGAGCTACTAATTTAGATAATATATTTACTCAGCTATTATACTTTGGTGCTTTTCCTGGAAACTTACAAAATTGGTCTGGTATATTTCAAGGTCTTGTAGCTTTAGGTAAAATAGAAGGAGGTTATTATACAGTACAAGCACAAAATGATGCTGACGAGCTACAACAACTATACACTATAAATGTAAATTGTCCTAACTCTAAAGGATATGAAAGTATTAGACTTACTTGGCTTAATCAATGGGGTGTATGGGATTACTACACATTCACTATGAAATCTACTAAGTCTTTAACGACTAATAGAACGACATATACTCAAATGTCAGGAACTTGGAATGATAGCACATATAGAATTAATGGTTTTCAAGGTGGTAAGAAAAACTTTAGAGTAAACTCAACAGAAAGAATAACAGTAAATACAGACTTTGTAACTGAAGCAGATGCAGTATGGTTTGAGGAATTAATTAATAGTCAAGAGGTATATGTATTAAATGGTTATGAAACAGAGACACCACCATATAATACTATGACTAATAAGTATGTAGAACCTATATTAATTACGTCATCTAATTATATTCGTAAGACTATTGCTAATGACAAGCTAATACAGTACACGTTTGAAATGGAAAGAAACAAAACACAAAAAACACAAACTTCATAATGAGCATACAATTAGTTTTACATCCACAAGGTAACAGTCCTAATCAAATTATTGTAGATGGAGTAAATTTCTTTGGAGTTAATAATGCTACTAATTATTCTACTACAAGTTCTTTTACTGATATAATGAGTAATGCTTATCCTACTATACCTA